CAGACTTGGAGCTGAGATTCGAATCCGTTGGCTCCCGTAGGGACCAAGAACATGCCGGCCAGATCGCTGTTGCTGGCGTTGTAGGACAGGGTGAGCTTGGCTCCGAAATCGTTCGTAGCATTCGCGTTGTGGAAAAAGTTCGCGCGACGAACTGCCGTTCCGCCGCCTCGCATGACGAGCGTCCCCGTCATGGCGCCGGCTTCACCGCCAGACTTCGGAACAGCCGCCGCAGCTGCAGCACCCGCATTGGTCGCCTTCGTGTCCGCGGTGGCCGCAGCTGTGGCGACAGTATTGATCCGACCATCGAGGTACGCGTCGTTATCGTTGACCTTCCCGAAGGCGATCCTTGCTGGATCGCCCTTCTTGCCGTTCGGCTGGACTGTATCGATATTGATTGGCTGAAGTGCCATGTTTTCTCCTTACGGCTGGAACGTCTGTTCGAAGGTGCAACTGATTCGGATGTACCCTTCCGTCTCATCAGTCGCAGACAGCTTTGTGCAACGAAACCTGGCCTGCACTTCATTGGGTGGCGTCCAGAAGAAGCTCTCACCACGTGTCTTGCGTAGACGTAGGAATGCGCGGACAGCTGCCATGTCATCGATTTGAAGATGCCCCCACAGCTCGACACTCCAGGTCTGCCGCTCGTTGTTGATTCCCTCGGGAGCTACCTGCTCGTAGCCGTCGCCAAATCGGACTGTGCTTTCCGCATAGGCATAGTCCACCTGCGGTTGCTGGCTATACACCTGCCAGATAAATGTCTCGGTCATCTCAGGGTTCCGCCGAAAAAATGAAGGGGCCTCCAAGGCCCCCTTCCAATCAACGCATCATCGTCCTGGCAAGCAAACCATCGGACCGAATGTCGCGCAGCTGCAGTTCCCGGTAGCGCGCATCGACGAAGTCCCCGAGCTCCTTGCCGAACTGGCGCATCAGGGAGGTGTCGCCGTCTGCCTGCGTCGAACCGTCGCTGTTCACAACCACGCTGACATTCACGGTGGACGGCCCGATGCCCACGCCTCCCCGCGTCGACGTCCCGACCGCACCTCCGTCGGCGTAGCCAGGGAGTCCACGGCGCATGGCCTCAACGACACCAACACCGCCGGCTCGAGCGATGTCCGCTTGGGACCAAACCACTTCACCCTTGTGTACGACACCCGCAGGCTCGTTTACGCCGCCGTCGCCGGTGTAGCCACCGGTGGAGTAGCCACCACCGAGCCGCATGTTCTGGAACAGCTGGTTGTTGATGCTGCTGGTGCCGGAGGTGACCGCCTGATTGCCCGCTGCAGTGACGCCGCCGCCCCCCCAAGCACTGGCGACCGCGTTGACGATGCCCATGATTGCCTGGCGCGCCGCGATCCTCGCCAGATCGGCCAGAACCGACTTGGTCAGGTCGGAAAAGCTCAGCTTGCCAGTGGTGGTGAACTTCACCCAGGCATCCTCGAAGCCGCCAATGACCGTTCCAACTACATCGCCCATCTGCTGGGCTGCGTTGCTGGCCTGCTGCTGATAGTTCGCCCAGGCCGCGCTCGCGCCAGACAGCCAGTCGCCCTCGGCCTGCCGCAGTTCGTCGTACCCGTTCTTGATGATCTGGAGCCGGTCCAAGGTCTTGGCATGCAGCAACGCTTTCTCTTCCTCGAACGTGACCTGGTCAATCTGGTCCGCATTTCGCTGCAGGCTCAGTTCCCGAAGCTTGTCGGCCTCATCGGCGATTGCCTCATTGATGCGCTGCTGCACTTCATACTCGCGGTCCCCCATGCCAACGCGCTGAGCCTGGGTGGTCAGCTGCCGCTGAAGCGCCTCATTGCTGGCATCAAGCGCGCTTCCGTATGCTTTGACGGCGCTCTCTCGGGCCTTTGCTGCCGCCTGTTCCTCTTTCGTCAGCACTTCCAGTGCAGTGGCACCCTCAATGCGGAGCTTGGCAAGTCGTGCTTCCAGCTCGCCGATCTGGCGATTCACGCCAATTGCGTCCTTTCCGCTCACGGCCTGCTTCTGCAGGAACGAGATCTGCTGCTCCAGCGACTTCGCCTGGGCGTCGGTGCCCTTCTGCACCTGCTCCCGCATACGGCTGTAGTACTCCGCAGCGGTGATTTCACGTGCTGCGAACTGAGCCCTGAGCAGCTGGGTGCCCGCCGTGATCTGGGCCTGTTCCTCGAGCAGATCGTCCTTGTAGCCTTGCAAACCCGCCGCTCTCGAGGCGGTACCAGTACCGGTGGCCGGTTTTGCCCGATATTTCTTCTCGATGGCAGCCACTGCGGCTGCGCGGCGCCTCTCGATCGCTTCCACCTCTTCGACAAGACCCGATGCTTGCGCCTGGCGTCGAGCAGCTGCCGCTTCTCCGTTGATCCGCTCTACCTCCTCTCGCTTCTTCTCCTCCTTGCTTGCTTGCGCACCGATGATGGAATCCATCTCCGATATGAACTCGGTCGATGCTGTCTGTGCAGCCTTGACCTCCGCGTCCTTGCGTTCCTTGATCAGGTCGGCGGCAAGCGCCTTGATCTTCTCCGACCGATCTTTGATGGACTTCTCCATCGCCGCCAGTGCAATCGGATTTCGAGCCAGCGGCAGGCCTCGCTGGGTGCCGTTGGCAAGATCATTCAGCTTCGCCAGCTCCCGCTGGTTCTCTGCCACGAGCTGCTGCATTTGGGCTGCCGCAGGCCCGAGGCCCACGTTCGCCTGCATCGCCGACCACGCCTTCGTTGCCTCTGTCCAGAGATCCTTGAAACCGCGGATCACCGGGTTCTGGCTGGCGCGGACCCTGGCGAGGGCCATCACCGTTTCATCGGCCGCCGCACGGGTGATCACGGTCACAGCGTCCTGGTTGCGGCCCTGCTCCTGCAATGCCTTCACCTGCTCGTAGAGGCCCACGGTCATAAAGTTGACCTGCTCATTGAGCTTCTGGACGTTCTTGACCGGATCCTCAGCCAGCTTGCCGTACATGGCGACCGTGTCTTCCACTGCCTGCCCGCTGAGTTCCTTCATGGCCACCGCTGCTTCGGCCACGGCCAGCAGGTTCTTCTCGGCGATTCGCCCGTTCGCGCCAATCGCCAACGCAGCCTCTTGACCGGCACTAGCGGATACCTGCAGAGCCTCGCTGGTGCGCTGCCCCAACGTCACGAGCGTCAGGGTGGTTGCAGCCGCCTCGTTGCGGGACAGCACCAAGGCCTTCGTATAAGCCTGAGCCTGCTGCTCGGCGTCGTACCAGGCGTACACCAGCACGCCTACAGCCGCCGCCGCGACGGTGTACGGAGTGACCATTCCCAGCAGCGCCGAGGACACGCCCTTCAACGCAGGCTCGACACCGCCGAAGCTGTCCTTGATCTGGCCACCCTGCTGCACCAGCACCGTGAAGAAGGGCATGCCGCCCTGCAGGCTGGTGAAGATGTCGGTGAACTGCGCCGGCAACTGGCGCATCGCCTGCGCAGTCTGCCCCGCCGAGACGCCCAACTCTGTGATGTTGTTCTTGGTCGGCAGTGGTCTGGCGGCCTCCGTGCGCACCTCGCGCAGCTGGCGGGTGAGCACGCCCAATCCCTGACGGATGTCGGCCAGGTCCGCGCTGATGCGGACGCGCAGATTTGCTGATGGTTCAGCCATTGGTCGAGGTTCCTGATTGCGTGGGTGGTTGGCTCTGGCCGCGCAGGGCGGCCAGGTATAGCTGCCAATCCGCCGGCGGTGCGGCCATGGCCATTCGCGTGGCCACTGCGAGCTCCGCGATGCGATCGCGGTCGTCCTGGGCAGCTGCGGCGGTAAAGCCCCGCAGCTGTGCCAGGGTGTAGGTCATAACGTCAGCACGGGAGTGCCCATGGGCAATCAGGTACTGGACGAGGTCTGCAAGTCCGTACTCTCTGCCGACTGTAGCCTTGCCTGCAGCAGAAGCTGCCGCAGGCGATGGGCGAAAAAATCCCGGTTGAGCCCGATCACCGCGTCAAGCAGGTCAGCGACCTCGTCCAAGGTCGCCCCGGCGATCCATTCAGCGTCGCGGTCGACCGCGACTGCCAGCGCGGAGGCGATCTCTGCACCATCCTGCTCGAGCAGGTCGAGCAGGATGGCGCCAACGGCTGCGCGCTCCGAACCATCGACCGCGCCGGCCATCATCGCCACTCGGGCAATGATGGTGCGGCTGGCCGTGATGAACGGGCCGATCTGCTGCAGGCGCAGCGGCCCTACAATCAACTTCTCGCCACGGAAGGCGACCATTCGCGTCGGCGGGGTAATTACATCATTGTCGACCACGGGTTACTTCTCCTGCTGCCAGTAGAAGTAGGCGGACTTCTCCGGCCCGGTCGCCTTCGAAGCGTCCTTCACCAACGCGCCTGGCACGCTGCCGGCGCCGAACTCGTTGCCGATCAGCCCCATGCTTTCGATGACGCCGCCGGTCACCTTGTGCGCCACCAGGCGGACCATCTTGCCGCCGCGGGCCTCGTTGGCACCGTAGAACTGCATCTCATAGAAGGTCTGGGCAGTAACAGCAGCTTCGACCTGACCCAGTTCGCCGTGCTGGTAGGTGACATGGATGTTGGCCGCACCGGCCAGGGGCGCCGGAATG